CATAGGTGATCGGTGTGGCTGAGCGGGTGCAGGTGCTGGTTCCCGCGGCCACGAACGCGTGTGCCTCACCTTCCACCCCACCGCCGCCTTCGTTGATGACGTACGCGCCACCACCCGCGAGCACCCCCGCGACGATGACGACACCGGCGCCACGGATGACCGCGTCGATGCGGCCCGCGCCAAGCTCAGACCACAACCACCTCATCGTTCCACCAGGATCGCGGCCGGTGACTGCTCCCGGAACTTCACGACGATGCCGCCGGCGAAGTCACGGGTGCAGGTGATCGGCGTGTCCCGCATCCGCTCAACCAGGTCGTAGCTGAACGAGAACTCATCGGGCGCGTCGGTGAGTCCGCTGTCGGCCAAGACCTTCAACGCGCAGGCGGCGATGTTCACGATCGTCTGCGTCGCCACCTCGAGCTCCTGAATCCGGACGGCGGCAGCCTGCAGCTGCGCTTCCTGAACCTTGATGATGTCCTTGTCGGTCACCTCGTCATTCGGTGCGATGCCGCTCAGGTTCATGTGCGCGGTGGGTACGTGGATTGTGACGTCGCTCATGGTCTGCTCACCCATAGATGCGCCTTGTCGGTGCTGGTCGGCGCGGTTGTGGTTGGCGGTGGCTCTGTGGTGATCGGTGGCGGCTCGGTCGTTGTGGGCGGCGGGGCAGTCGTGGTGGGCGGAATGGTTGTGGTGGTCGGTGGCGCGGTCGTCGTGGTGGCGACCACGCACTTCGGATGGTTCGGCTTCCGGTCACAGAAGGACGTTGGCGGGGCCGAAGCGGCGATCTGCGCCACCCCGAGCCCCGCCGGAAACAACGCCGCAAGGAGGAGTACGCGTCTCACTCCTCGTCTTCCGGCTTTGCCTCACCCTCCTCGTCCTCACCAACCGGATCCGCGCCCGCTGCTGCCGGGGGCGCTCCGATCGTGACGTCCTGCTGCTCGTCCTCGCTCATGCGACTGTCACCTTCCCGACGCCGTCGGCCGCCCACGCGATCGTGAACGTGCCCGACGACACCGACTGATCCGCCCCGAAGTTGATGTTCATCATCAACGGGTCGGTGCTCGAGGCGCCGGCGGTGTCGGCCCACACGACCGCCTGCCGTGCTGTGAACGTCGCCGACGTCCACTGCGCGTTCGCGGCGATCAACCTCACCTGGAGGGTGGTGCCGACGTCGATGCTCTTGGTGCCGAGCGTCACCCCACCAGCGGTGTAGCCGCCGGCGGTGCTGAGCTCGTTGGTGGCGTCGTTGAAGAAGTCGTCCGAGTCCTGCGCGAACGAGTACGTGTTGGTGTGCAACGTGGTCTTGATCGTGTCGCTGACCCAGTCCACGCGGCGGGCCGCGGTCGCAGAGAACTGTCCCTGGAACGCTGCCCGGTACCACTTGTTGACCACGCTCATGTTGCTCTCCCGATGGTTGAGGTGTTATCCGGCGGGGCCAGGGTTGCGGCCCACCTGCCCCGCCGGACTGTTTGGCTCGCTGCGGCTAGCTCGCCGTCGTGATGAGCGCGAACGCTCCGTTGTCGACAACCACCGCTTCGAACGCGCCGATGATTCCGACCTCGACACCACCGATCGCCGGCTCGACGACGCGGAGCTCGACGGGTGCGCCGGGCGTTTCCGCGACCAGCAGCCCCTCCGAGTCACCAACGATGATCTCGCCGGCGTTCAGGCCGCGCGACACGATCACGCGGAGCGGGCCGACACCGGCCTGTCCGACGTCGACGAACTGCGTGAACGCGTCCGAGGTGAGTCCGAGCATGTAGCCGAACCGGTCGGGCGCCATGTAGATGCTGTCGGCGATCCGGCCGCTGTTGGCGTACACCTCGGCGTACCCGGCACCGACGGCGGTCATGAACTGCGCGAACGTCGGCGTCGCCGCCAAGGTGCTCGCGATGTTGTTCAAGAACGCGTTGGCGGACACGACGCCTGCGGCGTCCTGCTCGGTCTTGAGCGCGTAGTCCGACGCTGCGAGCCGGAACCACATGTCCAACGCGTTCGGCGTTGACCAGTTGATCGCCTGCCAAGACAGGTCGCCGCCGCCGAGGTAGGTGCTGGCGGTTGCGGTCTGCATGTCGATGACCATGCCGGTGTTGCCCGCCTCGGTCTTCTGGGTGCTCTGCACCGCGACGACCGGACGGGTGGTGACCTTCGGGTACGACAGGACGCCGCGCTCGAGGCCGGCCCGCTGTGCGGACTCGACGATCGGGCGGGCGGTCTGGATGACCTGGAAGATCTGCGCGATGTGCTGCTGTGGCGTGAGTCCACCGACGTTGCTGGAGAGGGTGTTCGCCGGGGTGCGCTTGAGCAGGTCGAGCCGGGCGCGTGCCGCCTCGATCGCCTGCCTGTCGCCCAACTGAGCGGAGATCTTGCCGAGCTCGCCGCCCTCACGGGTGAGGATGACGTCGCGGGCGTAGGAAGCCATGTCGCGGTAGACGACGCCGTCTTCGTCGCTGTCGACGCCGGGGGTGCTGCCGATCATCGCGCGGCGCAGCTGCTTCGAGTTCTCCATCGCCCGGTTGTGCCGGTCGAGGTCTTCGGTCAGCCCTGCGATCTCCTGCTCGAGGTCGGCGGCCTCGCTCCGGTAAAGCTCGATGGTGCTCTTGTCGGTGTCGGACAGTTCGCCGTCACCGCGCTCTGCGAGCAGCGCCTGGTGCTTGCTGGTGATCGTGTCCAGCTTGTCCACGCGAAGCTGCAGGCGGTTCTCGATCTGGTTCATCACGTCTCTCCTGCATCGTCTGAGTTGTCGGGTTGTGGCGGGTGCCGACAGTCAGTGGAGAGAGGGTGCCCGACCTAAGCTTCGGGGGTGTTCTCGTCCGCGTCTTCGGGGTGCGCCGTGCTGTCCTGCTGGTAACGCTCCGGAAGCCTGATTCCCAGGCGCCGGCATCTTTCGATGATCTCGTCGTTCAACTGGATAGGAAGATACTCGTCCGACAGGACGGTAATCGGCTCCTCACGAACGGCGAGCACCTGAGCTCGAGCATACGCGCCGAACCGGGAAAAGGCTAGACCCCGCAAGTCGGCCTTCACGCGACGGATCACGCCTTCGGCGGTCTTCACCGCTTTCCGTGGGATCGCCTCGAGGCTGACGCTGTTGAACACGCCCTCGCGGATCAGGATCAGGGCGGTGTTGCCGGCCGGGGTGTCGTGCATCTTGAACGACCCGTACAGCCCGTCGGATTCCTCGCGGAGCGCGACCCCATGACCAACGACGCCGCTGATTCCGCGCTCATGCTCGGCGTTCGCGAGTACACGGTGGGCGGCGTTGATCTGGTGCGCAAACGCGCCGTACGCCCATTCCTCCCGGTACATGACACCTCGAGGGACGTCGCCGAGCCCGTCGTTGTGTGAGATCTGGTCGCCGTAGGGGACGATGCGAACGTCGACTGTGCGTCCGTCGCCGGGTGCGATGTCAGCCTTGAACTCGCGGTGGATCATCCCGTCATCCGGCTCGGGCAAGAGCGGCTCATTGAGTGCGATTGCCTCCGCGATCTGCCGTCCGTCCAACGTCACGTTGGACGCGCCTGACCCGTTCGTGCTGGTGCTCATTGTTCTCCTCCGATCGCGGTAAGCCGCGGGGCTGTGTTCGGTGTCGCCTTCGCCACCTGCGACGCCTGAACATCATCATCGTCCGACATGTCGGACAGCGGCATAAACGTATCCGCCGCATCGAACGTCACCCACTGCCCCCGCGGCAACAGCTGCGCCGAAAACGCATTGGCAACCCTCGTCGCCAACGGCCGCAACTCAAACCGCCACCACATCTCACCAAGCGCCGCAGGATTCTGGTAGGTGAGTCCACCAGTGACCGGCATGTTCAGCAGCATCGCCGGCACACCAAACGCCGACGCGATTGCCCTGGCGTTGAACTCCTGCGTATCCAGTAGCGCGAGCTCCGACGGGTCGAAGCTCATCTCCGACGGTGTGATCTCCGGGGGCAGCACCGGTGGTGCGCCACTCCGCGAACCGACCGCGGTCATCCACTGAGCCTGCAACGCCTCAGCCTGTTCCTTCGTCAGCTTCCGCTCGCTCTTGAGGAAGAACTTGGGTGTGCCGCCCTGGTTCACCGTCATCGACTGATTGCCGGCCGCCATCAACCCCCACGCGTTCTGCGCATACGCCGACAACGCCGACGTGCCCTTCACACGCGCGCCGGGGTTCCGGTCGATCTGCACCACCCGCCGCGCGTTCAGGACTTCATCGCCGAGCTTGTACTGCCGGGATCCGTTCTCCAACTTGATCTGCAACGCGCTTGAGTCCAGCACCGTCCATGTTCGCGCGAACCCATCCGCGTACCGATCGGTGATGTACAGGCAAGCGAACCCCCACCCGTACAGCTGCTCCACGATCGGGAACAACGCATCAGCGATCCCGTTCGGATACCAGTGTGGATCCGGGTGCGCCACCCACGACGGCTCATCCGTCCCGTAGAACTGCAGCGGCATCGTCGACACCTGCTGCGCGTTCAACTGGATGCACCGGTTCGCCACCCACACGCGCTCCGCCAGCTGAGCGTTGCCGAGCATCCACGACGACGAGTCCGACAACCCGTGCTCCGACCAGAACGACGGGATCACCGTGTGGAACATGCTCATGTTCGTGCCCTCGAGCGGCACCACCTCCCGCTCAAGCACGTCGGCGACCATCTCGCCCGGTGTCGGGCCCATCATCCGTTTCAAGATGTTCAGAAGATCGCCACCTCACCCACATCGTTCTCCACAGCCGAATAAAGCGCAAGCGTCGCAGCAACCAACGGTGAAATATTCACCGTCGACTTCGTCCTCGACCACGCCCACCTGTCAACCAGCGGGCGGGCCTTCGCTCCGCGGATAGCGGCATCTAGTTCATCCTGACCAAGGTGGCGGACGGTGCGCTCACCAACAGCGTCCACGAACGCGCCGCACGCCTGTCCGTAATCCCCCGAATCCAGCAACCGCACCTTGATGCCAGCCTCATCCGCCTTCCTCGCGATCGCCGCCGCCGGCCCGAACCCATCACACACGATCTCCTGCACCTCATGGTTCCGGTAGATCTCGATCAACCGGTCGGTCAACCAACCCGTGCCGTGGTTCGACGCCACAACCTCCACCAGCATCAACCCGCGCTCATCCCTACCGGCCGCCGTGATCGTCGAATGCCGCTCCGGAGACACATCAAACGCAAGACTGACAGGATCGACCATCACCGACTCAGGATCCATCACCGCAGCCCACGACTCCTGATCGATCAGCACGTTCGCGGAACCGTCCGTGGTCGGCCAATCCCCCACCCCGAGCAACTCGACCGCGAACCCGCGCGGATCCATCGAACGCTGCTCCCGCCGCATGTGCTCCTCCGAGATCAGCACCCCCAACGACGGATTCGCCTCATGCCACACCGCTGGATCCTCAGCCTGCGCGTCCGACACATCATCCGGATGCTCAGCACCAAGGCTGTACTCGATGTAACCCAACGACTCATCACCACCGGCAAGTCCACGCTCCCGAATCCGAGCCCACACCAGCCCATGATCGTGGATCTCCTGGTCGACCGCCGACCCCGTGTAAACCAGCTGCGGCCCATGCGGCGCCTGCGACGCACGCAACGTCGGCATCATCGACGCGTGCGACGCAGCGTTGATGATCATCGCCTCGTCAAACGACATGAAATCGACGCCGGCGAACCCACGCAGACCCGACCGCGTCCGCGTCACAAACCGCAGCCGCCGCCCGTCAAGCATGTAGACGCCTTCCTGCCCATGCGATCGGCGGATCTGCTTTACCTTCCGCGACAGATCCGCGTTCGCGTCGAACAACGCCTCCAGCCGCATGAAATGTTCTTCCGACGTCTTGAACTCATGCGCCGAATGCACCCCCAACCGCTCCCCGGTCAATCCCTCAAGGATCGCGAGCTCCCGCGCCTCCAGGATCCCGCCCTTCCCGTTCTGCCGCGCCACATTCTCGCCGAACTCGAAATGAACCCAACGGTCATCCTCGTCCAACCCCAGCATGTCCATCAAGTCCGCCTGCTGCCACTCCAGCAACACAAGACCCGCTGACGCAGCCAACTCGATCGCCTCCACTCCCAGCGACCGCGACCACGACCGAACCGAACGAACCCGCGCCCGGCTTCCAGACGCCACAGCTACCACGGCCGCGACTGTCTCCGAGCCCCACCCTTTGTCCCGCCGGCGCTCCGATTGCACCGAGCATGCGACGGCCCCAGATACCCACGCCGGTCGTCCCGATGATCCAGATCCCACGGGCCCCGCGGATCAATCAACCCACCAACCAACTCACCCCCAACCACCACCGCCTCAAAACACTCCGCACCCCGAGCACACCGAGCCACACCCCGCGCCACAACCCTCGCGACCACCGCCTTAGCCGCACGATGCGCCACCCCATACCCGCGCTGCTCCGTCGAAAGCCGCGAACGACGCCGATGCTTCCGTGGTCGGGGAAAAACGCC